TTTGAAGAACGTTATCAGGGTAATATCGGTTGTTGCTAAAATATGAGTAAACAAGTAAACATTAAAAACCAAAATAAGCTTAAAGTTTATTTGGCAAAAGAAAAAAAGAATGACATTAAACCAAATAGTCAAAGAACTGACAACGATAGGAAACGCGCACGAACAAATTAATTTTGTTTATTTTGGTGACGTTTGGGAACGTTTAAGTAACGGCGAAGTAACTTATCCTGCAATGTTTATGACCTTAACAGGTGCGAATGTTGCTGCAAAGGAAATTAGTTATTCGTTCAGTCTTTATTTTATGGACAGAATGTTAATGGAAGAAACAAACGAAACAGAAGTTTTATCGGATATGACACAGGTTGCCGGTGACATTGTTGCACAGTTGCGTTTTCCAACAGATTATTCAATTGTGACGTGGACATTGAACCAAAATTTACCTGTGACATTTTATACAGAAAGCGACCCGGATTTATTAGCGGGTGTAAAATTAGACGCAATTTTAACCGTGCCATTTATTAACAACAGGTGTGAAGTACCTTCAAATTATACTTATTAATGGAATCAAAGAAAATTAATCAATTAGCGACAGAACTTGCGCCGGTATTATCAGATTTGACAATTATTGGTGACCCGACAACAGGAATAAGTAAAAAAATTACGCTTTCACAAATGGCGTCTTTGTTTACAGGTACGGTTGAAGAATATCCAAACCTTGCTTCATTTCCTTTGGTTGGTACGGCTGACACTATTTATATTGCTTTAGATACAAATATTATTTACCGTTGGAATACAGGAACAAATGCTTACGTTGAACTGTCACCAAATATTGTGACTTCATTGGTATTTAACGACGCAAATGGATTTGACGGAACAATTAGTTTGGTTGGTTCAACTGCGACTTTGACAATTACGACTGCATTAACGCAAGGTTCAGTTCCTTTTATTGGAACTTCAGGCGCTTTAACGCAAGACAATGCAAACTTATTTTTTGACGATACCAATAACAGATTAGGAATAAATACAAATGCGCCAACAACTGCATTGGACATTTTCGGTTCAGGAATTATTGGACGTTTAAACGGAACTTCAACTAACAACGCATTTTTAGGTTTTGCAAGTGCAGGTTCAAATAAATGGTCAATTGGCAATGTTCAGTCTGACCATAGATTTAGGATTTATAATGACGCAACAACAAGCGAATTAGTTTCAGTTTTGCAAACAGGCGAATTTGGTATTGGTATTGCAAACCCAACAACAAAACTTCATATTGACGGCGGTGCTTCAGCTTTAATTGCAAATTTAGACGCAAATGTTTCTGTTGCAAAAAGTGTTAGTTTTCGTTCTGACAATAGCAATAGAATAAATTTAGAAGTTTCAGGGACAGAATCAGGTTCAAATGCAGGTGCAAACTTTTTTATTAGACGTTATTCAGACGCAGGTGCTTTAATTGATACACCTTTAACAATTACGCGTTCAACAGGTATAATTTTAGCGTCAACAACAGATTTTAATATTTTAAGCATAACACCAACTTTAAGATTGACAGATAGTGCTGCAACAGGTAATGGCGGAAATGTTTTTTTACGTGCAGAAAAAACAGGCACAGGATATAATAATTTAAATTATGTAGGATTTCAACATATTTTTAAGGGTGGGAGTTCTGAATCTACATTTTTAACAATAGATTCAACAGGTAATGCAACTTTTAGTGGTATCTTAACTACACCGCAAGTAAAAGCTGCAACAAGTGCAGGATTAAGTATCAATGCAAATAGTGGAACACAGGTGGCAGATTTTGGTGCAGGTGGTAGTGCTAATATTACTTTCTTTGGAGGATTAAGTGGTACAAGTGCTACGTTTAGTGGTAATGTAGGAATCGGTGCTACTCCAAGTGCGTGGAGTGATTTTAAAGTTCTTGAATTTGCAAATGGAATTTATCTTGGTACATACACAGCAGGAGGTCAAACGTTGTATCTTGGAGCAAATAATTATTTTAATGGTACTGATTATATTTATAAAACTTCGGCTTATGCAACAAGGTATCAACAAACATCAGGATCTCACCAATGGTTTATAAGCACTATTTCAGGAACGGCAGGTAATGTTGCATCCTTTACCCAAGCAATGACGTTAACAAATGATGGTAACGTTGGAATTGCAACGACAAGTCCTTCAGGTAAATTAGATATTTCATCAGGTTTAAGAAATGGTACTACAAGTACATTATTTATAGGCGCTGATGCTGATATATCAAGTGGAACACGAACAAACAATACACGCAAATTAGGAGTAATTGCTACACCTCATTATACAAATGCAAATAGACCTGTATTTGCGATAGCTATGGATAATCAAGTATCTGATAATTTTATTCATATTGGGGGTCAATATTCCGGATATAATGCTGCAACAATAATAACTTTTGCTACGGGTGCTACTAATAATACTGAAACGGGTACTGAACGTATGAGAATAAAGTCAAATGGTGATGTACTTATTAAAAATGCTTTAAGAATTTCGGATGATACTACTTGGGGATTTTCAATGTATAAATTTTCAACAACAGGTTCACCTATAATTGAATCAGACGGGGGTCAGGCATTATCTTTTGGATGTGGCGGTGAAAGAATTAGAATAACTTCGCTTGGAACACTTGATGTAAGAGCTAATAACAATAACGTAAACGGAATGTCTGCGATTATTTCAAGATTAGGTTCAAACTGCGATAATACAAGTTCTTATGGTTTAATTGTTGAAACAGGTGGTAATAATAGATGTTTTATTTATGGTAATGGTAATATTGTAAATACAAACAATAGCTATGGTTCAATATCAGATAATAAATTAAAAGAAAACATTTCAGATGCAACTGAAAAATTATCAGATTTATTAAAAGTAAAAGTTCGTAATTATAATTTTATTGGGGATAATAAAAAGCAAATTGGTGTTATTGCACAGGAATTAGAAGAAATATTTCCTTCAATGATTGATGAAACTGAAGATTTTGAAGAAGTTGAAATTACAGACGAAGAAGGTAATATTAATACTGAAAAACAATCTTTAGGTACAACAACAAAATCAGTTAAATATTCAGTATTTGTTCCAATGCTTATAAAAGCAATACAGGAACAACAGGCGCAAATTGATGAATTAAAAGCATTAATAAATAAATAATGACAATATTTTTAACCATAGTTTTTTTAGTTCACTTAATTAGTTGGGTTTTATACCAAAAGCACCAATTTTTAGAACGTGACCTTTACGCAACAGATTCGCATAATGCATACGAACACAATAAAAAGTGGCATATTTGGAAGGGAATAAACCATTTGTCAGTTTATGTTTTGGTTTGGTCGCTTTATGGTTTTTGGTCAATGTTTTTATTTGCGACTGCATTTTGGTTTGGCTTTGATATTCTTTGCAATGTTATTGTTTTAAAAAGACCTGCATTTTATGTTGGTAAAACGGCGCAAACAGATTTATTTATTCGCAAGGTTGCAGAATTTATAAAAATAAAGCCTGAATATGCTTCGGCATTGATAAAAGTATTAATTTTACTAATATTAATAATTTTAAAATAAAAACTATGATTACGCTAAACGAAGAACAATTAAATGAATTAAACCAATTTTGTCAGGAATTACCAACAAAATATGGTGTTCCATTATTGCAATGGTTTAAGAAAATTCAAGACGAACAGAACAAAGAAGAATCTAAAAAAGAAGATTAGAATGGCACAACATAGCGACCAAGCGGATTTTGGGGTATTAGTTAGCACAATCGGTGCAATTGTAAGTATTACGACGATTCAGCCAATTATTACAATGATTGCGGGTTTGGTCGCTATTGTTTCGGGGGTAATGGCGATTCGCTATTATTACAACGCAACTAAAAAGGTAAAAAATGACTAAAAATATAGTAATTGCAATTTTATTGGTTGTGGTTATTCTATTTTTATTTACAAAACCTGTTTATAATAAAGGTTCGGTAACGTTTATACACGATACAGTTTACCAACAGAAAACTTTTACGAAGTACAAAAAGGGAAATGATATTTATTCATATATCATAAAAACCGATTCCGTACAGAATTACGTACACGACACAGTTAAAATAATATCCGATTATAGCCGTGTTTATGCGTATTCAGATACGATTAATATTGATACGAATAATGTGGTATATGTTCAGGACACAATAAGCCAAAACAGAATTTTAGGACGTGGATTTAGTGCCAAATTAAGCGAAAAGACAGTTTACGTTACAAAGACAATACAACCTAAAGACAGAACTGCGGTTTACTTTGGCTTTTTAGGCGATATGCGACAGGATAACAGACAATTGGGTGTTGGTGTTGGCATAGCAATTAAGACGCCAAAAAAAGGCGTTATAACGGCAAACGCAACAACAAACGGATATTCTTTAGGATATTATTTAAAGTTTTAATATGAAACAATTTTTTACAGAAGATAGCGACCGTTTAAGTATGAAACGCCTTTGTGGGTTTTTATGCACGATTGCGCTTTGTGCTAAATTGATACATACGCCAACAGATGCTTTAGTTTACACCGTTGGCGCTTTGGCAGGTGCGGCATTTGGATATACAATGGCGGAAAAAATATTTAAAAAGGATTAAAAATGAAGGACGAAAAAACACTTGAACGAATTAAATTACTTCACCCAAAATTAAGGGACGAAGCTTTGGAAATTTACGACGAAATTGTTTCTTCATTGTCAGGTTATGCAGCCTGTCGTTTTGCTTATACTTTACGAACATTTGCAGAACAGGACGCATTATATGCGCAAGGTCGTACAAAGCCGGGCGCAAAGGTTACAAATGCAAAGGGCGGTCAATCATATCATAATTACGGTTTAGCAATTGATATTGTTTTTTTAATTGATAAGGATAAAAACGGGACTTTTGAAACTGCAAGTTGGGACACAAAAACAGATTTTGACAACGACGGCAAAGCGGATTGGATTGAGGTTGTTAATATCTTTAAACGATACGGTTATGAATGGGGTGGCGATTGGAAGTTTATTGATATGCCACACTTTCAAAAAACATTTGGGAAGTCAATAAAAGAACTGCAATTGTTGCACGCCCAAAACAAAGTTGACAAAAACGGATTCGTTCTAATTTAAACCTAATATGACAAAAACAAACCTAAAAACAAAACGCCGCAGACTATTTTTTGACATTGAAACTTCACCCAACATTGGCTTATTTTGGGAAGCCGGTTACAAAAAGAATATTACAACAGACAACATTATTCGTGAACGCGCGATTATTTGTATTTGTTATAAATGGGAAGACGAAAAGGAAGTTTATGCTTTACAATGGGACGCCAAACAGAATGACAAAAGAATGTTGGAACAATTTATTGCGGTTGCAAATACTGCAAACGAATTGGTTGGTCACAATGGCGACAAGTTTGATTTGGCGTGGATAAGAACCCGTTGTTTATTTCACGGAATTGATATGTTCCCAAATTATCAGACAATTGACACGCTAAAGGTTGCCCGTTCTAAATTTCGTTTTCAATCAAATAGGTTAAATTACATTGCTGAATTTTTAGGTTTAGGCGGCAAAATTAAAACCGAATTTAATCTTTGGAAGGATATTCTGTTGAACAAAGACAAGGTTGCAATGGAAAAAATGATTAAATATTGTAAAAAGGACGTTTCATTATTAGAAGAAGTTTACAAATTATTAGGCAATCATATTGCACCAAAGACGCATTATGGCGTTGTGTTCGGTCAAGACAGGGGTTCGTGTCCTGAATGTGGGTCAGATGAATTAATTAAAAATAATTCAGTTGTAACGGCAACCGGCTTAACACGTATTCAATATAAATGTAAAGTTTGCAATAAATTTCATTCCAAAACAGACAAATAATGAGTAAAATCCTATATACAATTATTGACGATTTGTTGGCACGTGAAGACAAAGGAATTAAGGAATACGGTACAACAATGGACAGAACAGACCTAACAGAAATTGATTGGTTACAACACGCATACGAAGAAGCGTTGGACTTGTCAATTTATTTAAAAAAACTTATAAAACTAAAAACAAATGAGAATGCCAAAGGGATTCAATAAGTGGACATTGTCCCAACAGGAAGAATTTTTTACAAAAAAGCTTCAGGAATTATACGACATTGAAAAGGATATTCGCCAAAATTTAGCAAAAATTCGTGGCGGCAATAGAATTCAATTCAAGGAAATTGAACGCCCTGACGAAGCAGAATTAAAAGGTTTGTAATGAAGCTTTTAAAAATATATAGCAAAGGGAAAATTCTAAATATTGATGCTTATATTCAGCTTCAGGAATTAGACCGTACCAACCCAAATTTTAAGGGTTGCGGTAATGAGTTTAAACAAAATCGGGATTGGTGGGTTATATTAGACAAAAAGAAAACAATTATTGCTTATTGCGGTTCTATTTATACGCAGGGCATTTGTATATTCAACCGCGCGTGGGTTGACAAAAGGTTTAGAGGTTTAGGCATTCATAAAAAACTTATTAAAATAAGATTAAACGCAGCCAAAGATAGTTGTTATGTTGCGATTACTTACACTACAAAGGACAATTACCCGTCCGCAAACAACTTAATTTCCTGTAAATTTAAGTTTTATTTCCCTGAATACGCTTATGGCGGGGACGAAATGTTATATTTCCACAAAGACCTAAATTAGGTTTACCGTTCATCATTTTATTTTACCGTTCGTCACTTTTTATTTGGTTGCTATGTGCAAAACCTGTATATTTGTTGTATAATAGTTCTTTATTTATTATTTCAAAAAACAACACAATGCAAAACGCAACAACGACTTTCAAAGAAGTCAAAAAACTTTGGAACGCACAACCATTCCTTGAAAAACTTTTATTCTTAATGAATAAACTTAAAATTTCACAGGAAGAAGCTGAAAGGTTGTCAAAATTAGAATTTGATAAAATGGCAATAGCCTATAAATATCAAATTTACTTATTCTTAAATTAAAAAAAAATCAGGGGTGCGACTGTAACGCACAAATTTTTATGAATACAGAAACACAAACAACAATAAGCCAACGTGCGGCGGATTATGCCGGTACTTTGGGATTCAGTCGCGGTTCTTTAACTTTAATTTTACAATATGTAAAAGAAAACAACATTGAACGTATTGAAGAACTTGCGCATTCAGCTTTAGAAGAAATTGAAAACGTATTTATTAAACACCAATTATGAATTTAGAATTAAAACTTTTTAAACTTCAGGAAAACGTGCGATATTTCCAATGGTTGTTTGACAGAAGCAACGGGACAGATGCACGTAAAAAAATGGAAATGTTAAGTTCGGCAAAAGAAAATTTAAAGAACTTTAAAAAGAAACATTATCCTGAAATGTTAGTTCAACCAAAAAACCCGTTCCCGCCGATACCATTTACGCCAATGTCGGATTGGACAGAAAAATTTGAAGAATACGAATTTTAAAACCAAAAATAAAACCTATGAACATTTACAAAATTCAGGCGGAATTAAAAGCGCCAAAGGGTCAATTAAACAAGTTCGGCAATTACAGGTACAGAAGCGCCGAAGACATTATTGAAGCGGTTAAGCCAATATTGGCAAAAGAAAAAACCTGTTTAATAATTAGTGACGAAATTGTGCAAGTTGGCGACAGAATTTATGTCAAAGCAACTGCAACTTTGATTACAAACGAAGACAATTCAATTAGTGCGCACGGTTGGGCGCGTGAAGAAGAAGTTAAGAAAGGAATGGATGCCGCACAAATAACCGGGTCAGCTTCTTCGTATGCGCGTAAATACGCATTAAACGGACTGTTTGCGATTGACGATACAAAAGACGCAGACGCAACCAACGAACACAAAGACGAAGTTGGTGACGATAAACGTTTATATTTGCAGACATTATTGGAAAACACGCCGTTTACAGAAGACAAAAAGAATAAAATGGCAATTAAAATTGAATCATTTACAAAAGAAGACGATTATAATAAAGCATTTAAAGTATTACAAGCAAACCAAATTAATAAATAATGCGCGAATATACCATTGAAGAATTAACGAATAAGGCGGAAAAAATGTTGGATTATTTACAGATGCCATTACCTAAAAATGATACGGCGGATTATCACGACGCTTTGATTAAACGATTGGACACGCTAAACGTTGCAATGACACAATCAGGCGAATACAGAACCGCCGCAGAATATAAGATTGAATGCGTTATTGATATGGAAATTGGCGACAAAATACATGAAATAATGGAAGGTAAATTGGCAACTTCAACTGTAAATATGTGGGTTAAAAGCAAGGCGCGTGAATGGTCACGTTTAAAAAACGCGTTTGACAGAATTAACGCTTCTTCAGTTCACCAATTAGACGCCATTCGTTCAATTTTAAGTTGGGAAAAAGCCAAAATAAATTTATAAAAAATGAATCAGGAAGTATATCAGGATTACGAAAATGGAATGCAAAATTTGCTACCAATGGAACGTCAAATGTTATTAGCTAAAGTTTACCATTATTGTTGGTATTCACCGGAAGCTTATCAGGAATTAAGCGCATTCCTTGCAAAGTGGGAAAATGAATGTGAATTTAAAGCAGTATTTTTTAATCAGGATTCAGAAGAATCCACAAACCAAATATAAAATGTCAGAAGTAAAAAAAGAAAATTGGGGTGCTTGGAAGCGCCAAACGCCTAAAGGTGAAGTAATTAATTTTGCAATCAATGGTAAAAAGTATTCAATGTGGGTTAATTCTTACAAAACAGACCCAAAACACCCGGATTACAAAATTTATGAAGATACTTACGTTGCGCCAACAAATGCCAATAATGCGCCTATAAATGCGCCAATTCAATCTTTAGAAGATAACAACGATTTACCCTTTTAATTATGCAAACACTAAAAAGCGATATTTTAGAATTTTACAAGTCACAAAGACAAAATTTACGATTGCTGCATAATATAATGAAAGAAAACAATTTAATTAAACAGGACGAAGTTATTATTGACCCTGAAGTTTCAAGTGAAGCAAAGAAAATATCTTTGTTGGTTGAAGAAATATTTGATACTAAAATGTCTGTAAAAAGCCGAACTAAAAACATTGTTGACGCAAGGAAAGCGGCTGCGTATTTAATACGAAAGCATACTAAACTTTCATTAAGCGAAATACGACAGTTTATTGGAGTTGGCGACCATACAACAGTAATGTATAATATTAATTCAGCAAAGGACTTAATTGACACGGCGGATTGGTTCAGAAATAAAATTGCATTCCTTGAAAAAAGAATTGAAAAAAGCATTATATTTGCAGACAGGAATTAAATAAACGCGTTATGGTACAACGCAATTACGAATATATTGGGTCAAAGGATTTTCGGGAAGTACCATTTCCCGGCGTCCCGCGACCCTTTTTTTATATGAAATATTTTTTACACGATAGCAATGCGTTTGAAGATGAAAAGGTTGCTTTGCTTTTTATGAAATACGGATATGAAGGTTTGGGATTATTTTATACAATACTTGAAAAATTAGCTAAACAGGAAAAACCTGTTAATACTGAAGTTTTAAAAATGCAATTAAAGGTTGGCAAAAAGCTTGAAAAATGTTGGAACTTTATGGAAAGTATTGACATAATATCGTCAAACAATGGTGAAACTTTTAACAAACAATTGCTAAACTTTAGTGAAAAGTATAAGATAAAAAAAGAAAAAAACCTTAAAAGAATTTCACAATGGCGTGAAAATCAGGACATTGCGGAAAATGTAACGCATTACAAAAGTGTTCGTAACGACCATAAAGAAAAGAAAAGAAAAGAAAATGAAAGTAAAGTAAATAGTATTATAACTGTTCAACCTACGGTTGACCCACAAACAAATTTTTTAATTTTAATTGAACCGTTTAAAAATACTTTGTCAGAATCTTACGAAGAATTTATTGCTTATTGGTGTGAACAATCAAAAAGTGGTAAATTGCGTTATGAATCAGAAAAGTTTTTTGACGTAAAACGCCGCGTTAATACGTGGTTACAAAACCGAATAAAATATGGAAATACAAAAAATACTGACCCAACCGCCGCAAGTCGCAAAAGAATGGAAGGACTATCCGATTGGGTTAATAGCTAAAGAAGATTTACCAATTGTTGAAGCTTTTAAAGGCGAAAAATTAGCAGTTGTTGACGTGCATAATTTGAAAAGCACATTGGCTTATATTTTTACTTTGATTGGCTTAACAAGGTTGCCGGACAAAATGGAATTGGATATTATTGAAGATTATATTCGTACAACATACCCGCATTTTACAATAAATGAATTCAGGATTGCATTTAAAATGGCAGTACAAGGTCGTTTTGAATGTAATACAGACCATTTTGAAAAGTTTTCACCCAAATACATATCCCAAATAATGAATGCCTATAAAGCCAAAGCAAACGAAGTTCGTAAAAATATTCCGCCGCCACCTGAACCGCCTGTTCCACAATTGACAGACGACGAAATTGTTGAATTTACAAAAAATGAATGGCTAAATGGTAAGCGTCAGGACTTTAACAAGGTATTCAATGCGGACAAAGTATTTTTAATTTTATTAAAACAGGGCAAATTACAGTTTACACCTGAAGAAATTTTATATACAATCAAAGTTGTACGTGAAGACAATTTACAAAGAATGAATAAAATGCACCCTATGGACGCAAAAAAATTCAGCAAAGACATAAAAAATGAAGAATTTATTGAAACACAATGTAAAAAATTAGCTTTAGTTAAATATTTTGAAAATTTATCAAATTAAATATACGCATTACGGGACAATCAAATATTGTTATACCGATAATTTTACCGACTTTTATGGTTGTTATACTGAAGTTGAACCGAAATTGAATAGGCTGAAATTTAAAAAAGAATTTTACGAAAAAATATGGACATATCAGCAAACGAACTTACAAAGTGGGCAAAATCAAACCTTGAATACATTGGGTACAGATTAAACAGGGTTAACAATATTCCATTTGGGAAGCGTAAAGGGACGATTCAAAAAGGTTGGGCGGACTTACAAGGATACACAGAAAAAGGCGTTTATGTTGCGGTTGAAGTCAAAAAGATTGGTGACCGATTAAGCTTGGAACAAAAAGAAAGGTTAAAAGATATTTACGAATGTGGTGGAATTGTGTATATTTGTACTGAAGTGGACAATAAACCAACTTTAATTGAATGGTCAAAAATGAAATTTTAGCGGAATATTGGGATTCAAAGGAAGTCAACGACGCCTTTGGGAAAATGCAACCTGAAGAATTGCAGTACGATTTGAAAGCTGAAGTTTTTTTAGTTCTTTGTGAAATGGACGAATCAAAGTTGGTTGGAATGTACCAAAGAAGCGAATTAAAATTTTACATTGTGCGAATAATGTTAAATATGATTAAAAGCGACAGAAGTACATTTTATAAGAATTACAGGAATTACACGGAATTTGTTGGCAATGAAGTAAACAAGGAATTGACGCGACTAAACGAAGAACCGACAGAATTGTTTGAAAAACTTGAAAGGAATTTAGAAGATTTACATTGGTACAATAAAGAAATTTTGAAACTGTATGCGATTGACTTTAAGAAGAACGCAAAAGAATTAAGCAGAAAAACAGGAATTCCTTATATGTCCATTGTCAGAACTATAAACAAAACCAAAAAATTAATGAAAACAAATATTAGAAAATGATTTTATCAATTTTAACCGCCGTCTGTGCATCACTATTTTTTAACGATATTCACCAATTACCAATTAAATGGCGAATCAATTTCAAGCCTTTCAATTGCGGAAGTTGCTTGGCTTCGTGGATTGCACCAATACACTATTTCGCACCTGAATTAATCCAAAATATTACTTCAACAATTTTTATTGCAGGATTTTTAGCACCGATTGTTTCAAAATTAATATGGAAATTATGGAAATAAAATTAGAACACCGCGATTGGTTAGAAGCCAATATTGGGAACTATGAAAGCGCAAAGAATGGTTATATTCGTAACCTTGAATTTGCCGAACTTCAAATGTACGAACATATTTACAGGTTATATTTAGACCCTAATTTTTTATTGTCTGTTTGGTGCGGTTCGTGTAAGTACGAAATGATTATGCGTTTGTATAAATGGTACGAGCAACAACCCAAAAGTTTACCAATAGAAAACATTATATTTGAAAATAAACCTTCTGAAAATGACCAAAGATTAGGAATTGAATTAAATAAACCTGAACCAAAGAAACGCGGACGTAAACCAAAAGCAAATGGCTAATTTTATACACCCAACCGCCATAATTGGCGAAAACGTTATTTTAGGCGACAACAATTACATTGGCGCTTATTGCATTATTGGCGACCCGGCTGAACACAAAAAGTTTTGGGGTCAGGAAAAAGGGAAGGTTATTATTGGCGACAATAATATAATTACGGGATTGGTTACAATTGACGCAGGTACAGAATACGACACATTTATTAGAAACAATTGTTTTATTATGAAACACGCGCATATCGGACACGATTGCCGTATTTGGGATAATGTAACAATTTCCTGCGGCGCAAAGATTGGGGGACATTCAATAATTAAAGAATATTCAAACATTGGATTAAATGCAGTACTTCATCAGTTTAGTATAATTGAACAGGGTTGTATGATTGGCGCAAGTGCTTTTTTTAAAGGTCAATCAAAAGAATATAGTAAATACGCCGGTGTACCTGCAAAATATCTTTCACCAAATATAAAATTATGAACGAATTTGACAAATGGCGTGAACGCTACGATACAATGACAATTGATGAGCAAATAACTTATCATAATGAATTAGAAGCACGTTATCCTGAACAAAATCATTATAACTATGATAACGTAAAGGAAGCTTTATTGTTATGTAATAATGCAGTTGTTTTGGAATTCGGAACTTGGAAGGGCGATTTAGCTAAACAAGCTATGCAAGATTTTAACATATTAGAATGGTATGGTATAGAAATTTGCGAAGCTGCAATTCGTTCAACTAAATGTAAAGAAGTTAATTATATTAAGCCTACAAAATTTGATTGGTTTACAGATAAAAGAACAATAAAAGCCGATATTATTATTGCAACACATTTTATTGAACATTTAAGCAACGACCATTTTGAACAGTTAGCTAAATATTGCAAAGGGGTTAAATACATTCATTTTGAATCACCTTTGACAGACGACGGTAATAATTGGGTTGGTTACGAGGGTACACACAAACTTACAATAGGGTGGAATAAAATAAACGAAATAATGAAACAAAATGAATATAGTTTAATTATTGATAAACCCGAAAGCAAAACATATATAAGTTATGAATATAGCCGTAATATTATTAACGCAAAATAGGTCAGACCTAACAAAACAAGTTATTGACAGGAATTTTTACAATAGCGGTCACGACGCGCATTGTTATCTTATTGACAATGGAAGCGACGAAGAACAGTTTACCGAAATACAAAAATATTACAATTGGCATTATTCAAATTGGTCACTTCATAAAAGGGGTATTGCCGCAGGTGTCAATTTTGGTTTATCCATAACACAGCAATACGACGGCGTTTGTCTATTGGCAAATGACATACTTTTACCAACCAATTGGTTAAAAAATTGGGTTATGTTTTCAAAACAAGTGTCAAAAACAGGGATTATTGGCATACATTGCGTTGAAGAATTGCCGCCATTGGTTGACGGAATTCATAAAACACACGTTCCATTTGGCAATAACTTCTTTACAAGGGAATTAATTGACACGATTGGCGGTTATAATACCGAATATGACCCGTACGGAATGCAGGACAGGGATTATGCAGAACGCGCAATTATTGCCGGGTTTACCAATTATTATTTACCGGAATTAAGTTCAGAACATATTGGACACGACGTTGGCAACGGGACAGAATACAGACGTATGAAGGATGAAAGTTTAGCACGTGCGCAATCAGTTTGGGAAAAATACCAACCTATTTATCATAATGAAAAACTAATTAAATGCGCATTTTAGCGATTACGAGCAAAACAAGTGGGGTTGGTTATCATAGGATTATGATGCCGTTGGTAAATATGAAGAAGGATTATTGTTTAATGACTGACACAGTAAGCGAAGAAACTTTTGAAGGTAATTATGACATTGTTGTTATGAATCGTATGTTAGCAAACATAACGCCCGAACAAATGTCTGAATGGCGCAAAAAGTACGGTTTTAAATTAGTAGTTGACAACGACGATTATTGGAAGCTTGACCCTTCACATATACTTTACGAACGATATGTTTTAAACGACGTCCCTGAACAGATAACTAATTGGCTAAAGATTGCCGACCTTTGCACAGTTACGCACGAACGATTGGCTGAAGAAGTTTACGCATACAATCAGAATGTTGAAATATTACCAAATGCGATTCCATACGGCGAAGAACAATTTAAGGATTACAAAACAGAATCAGACCTTGTTCGTTTGTTTTGGTCAGGTTCGGGAACGCACGGGAAGGATATGGAAATATTACGTAACCCAATGAAGCGAATCAATTTCCCGGTTAAAACTATAATTGCAGGGTACAACGAAGGCGAAAAACCAATTTGGGACGGAATGATTGCGGCATTTACAAACGGATTGAAATTGAATCCTAAAATATACAATTACAATGAAGTGACTTCATATATGGCGGCTTATTGCGATTCTGACATTTCAGTTATTCCGTTAATAGATTCAAAATTTAATTCAATGAAGTCTAATTTGAAGGTACTTGAAACTGCGGCAAAGAAGAACCCGGCAATTGTCAGCAACGTTCACCCTTACAAGGGTTTTTATCCCGCTTGTCACGTCAATAGTCAAAAGGATTGGTATTATTGGATTAAGTTGTTAACCAAAGACCTTGACGCCCGTAAAAGCTACGGGAACGCGTTGTATGAGTATTGCAATAAGAACTTCAACCTGCACGAAGTAAACAAACGCCGTTTTGCTATTTACAATAAACTAATTAGCAATGCCGGTAATTAAATGTTCAAACGGGAAATACAGAATTGGGTCAGGTGCTTGTATTTATGATACAGAAGAAAAGGCAAACAAAGTTTGGGCGGCAATATTAGCTTCAGGCGCTTACGTTGCGGATTCATACACCGATTACCCGGAAGCGGCAACAAACAACGCAAAAAGGGCGCTAAAATACGCAGAAACAAATGGTTGGGGTGAATGCGGAACACCTGTTGGCAAAGCAAGGGCAAACCAATTGGCAAATAAAGAACCAATTTCACGTGACACGATTGCACGAATGGCGTCTTTTCAGCGTCACCAACAAAATAAGGACGTGCCATACGAAGAAGGTTGCGGCGGATTAATGTGGGACGCATGGGGTGGAACTGAAGGTATTGAATGGGCGCAAAGGAAATTAAAACAAATTGACAACCAATAATGGAATACTTTATTCAATTTTATAACTTCAGGATTTCAATTCATTTATTGCCGCGCAACATATTGTTAGGCATAAACATTGGTGAAGCAATTGACGAAAATAAACAATTCCATAATTCAGTTGCAATTGGCTTAATATTTGTCGCATTTAGTTTTACCCTATTTGATGAAAAATTATACTAAAATTTATTTGGATTACTTTGGGTACGGAATTGAAGATTTTATTCCGTGTGAAGTATGCGGACAAAAAGCGGTTGACATTCACCATATTGAAGCAAGGGGAATGGGCGGAACAAAAGAAAAGGACAGGATTGAAAATTTAATGGCGCTTTGTCGATATTGTCACGTCGTTATGGGGGACACAAAAACACATTTGGAATATTTAAAAGATAAGCATAAAGAAAAATTAAAATATAGTTAGTTAGTGTAATGGTAGCACACCCCTTTGAAACGGGGGGAAGTCAATGTTCAAATCATTACTAACTTCAAAAAAGGCAATAAATGGCAAAGATTAAAGGTGACAGTCAAAAGACTAATTTCGGTAAAAGAAAGTGCGGACACGCGAAAAAAAGCTTTAACAAACACAATCCACGACCAAAGGCGTACAAAGGTCAGGGAAGGTAAAACAAAGGTATTACAATGGCAAAGATAGTCAAACAAAAACACGGTGGAACATTAAAGGTGCTTCAGAAAGGTGAAACGGCAAACCCGAACGGGCGACCGCGTAAGTATGTCAGCCTATTAAAAGAACAGGGGTACAAATTAGCCGAAATAAACGATTCAATTCAGGTTTTAATGTCAATGACTGACAATGAATTAATAAGCGTTGCGGGTAACCCTGAAGCGACGGTATTAGAAAAGACAGTTGCAAAGGCAATCATTAAGTCAATGAATAATGGAAGTCTTTATTCAATGGACACGCTTTTGTCACGTGTATATGGCAAACCAAAAGAACAGGTTGACGTACAACAGGATTCACGAATTGAAGTTGTATTTGTTGACGGCAAAACAATTCTATAAATGCGCATTGAATTACCAACGCCACACCTAAACCAAAAAAAGATATTGGACGCTGAAAAGCGTTTTATCGTTATTATGTGCGGTCGTCGTTTTGGGAAGTCTGAATTGTCGCAAATACTTATAATCAAAGAAGCATTAAAAGGCGGGAATGTTGCATACATAACACCGACATACGGATTGGCGCAAGTATTTTTTGAACGTCTTACAAAAGTATTACCATTTAAAAGCAATATTTCAAAGCTGAAAATCTATTGTCCCAACGAAGGGTCAATTGAATTTTTTACCGGCGAACGATTGGACAACTTGCGCGGTCGTAAATTCCATTTGGTTATTATTGACGAAGCTGCATTTATTGCGGATTTAGAAGACGGTTGGAATAATAGCATACGCCCGACGCTGACCGACTATGAAGGGAAGGCGGTTTTTCTGTCAACACCACGCGGCAAAAACTTCTTTTATTCCCTGTTTATGAAAATGGGCGAAAACGATTGGCAAAGCTTTAAATTTAGTACATACGACAACCCGCACATTAACCCGCGCGAAATAGACGAAGCACGAATTCAATTACCTGAAGTTGTATTTGAACAGGAATATATGGCGAACCCGTCCGAGAATAGCGCAAACCCTTTTGGCAACGCATTCATTAAACGCTGCGTCAAACCTATTTCAGCGCAACCAATTGTTTGTTATGGCATTGACCTTGCAAAGTCTGTGGATTTTACAGTTATAATTGGATTGGATAAGGACGGCAACGTGGCGTATTTTGACCGCTTTCAAATGGATTGGCATAATACCAAAGAAACAATTAAAAGGTTGCCACCTGCGCCAATTGTGGTGGATTCATCAGGGGTTGGCGACCCGATATTAGAAGACTTGCTTCGTGAAGGTTTAAACATTGAAGGTTTGAAGTTTACAAGTCAATCAAAGCAACAATTAATGGAAGGTTTGGCTTCAGCAATCCAACAGGGACGAATTGGATTCCCTGAAGGTGTTATTGTTGACGAATTAGACGTTTTTGAATATCAATTTACTTCGCACGGCGTAAGATATTCAGCGCCTTCAGGATTTCACGACGATACCGTAATGGCTTTGGCTTTAGCGTGGCAAAACCACAATATCAAACGCGGTTCAGGGCGTTACGCCTTCGCTTAACCGTTTATCCTTATTATTTACCGTTCATCACAATTTTAGAAAATACTTTGCAAAATGTTTGGAAGGTGTATAAAACCTGTGTTATATTTGTGGAAACAATAAAACAAAAGGAAATGAAAAATGCAACCTTATCTTTAAATTGGAATGTAAATAAGCTTTCTGAAATTTTAGAATCAAAAGGCTTTGACTTGTATTTATCAACAAAATCATTGAAGCACGAAGAACGTAATATTGTACACGATATTTATACCTGTACGAATGGTAAGTTTGACGGCGAAGTTGTTGACGTACATTATAACTTTGAAACAGGTTTAATTCACGACGTGGCAACTTCTTCACAAAGACATACAGAAGACGGCGGAAGTTATGAAACAACGCCTAAAATTATTAATTATTTTAATACATTATAACCTATCCCCCGCAGGGGTGCGACTGTCCAACGCACATTTAAAACTTATACAATGCAAAACAGACTAAAAACACAACAGGACAAATTAAACGAACATTATGCAGCAATGCAAAAGCAATACGCCAAAGAATCTTTGGGTATGGGTTGGTTTTTTGCGATTATTACGGTAGCTTTATTGTTAACGGCTTTAATTGAAAACTTATAATATGCCATATTCAACTTGCTGCGGTGCGCACACCAATTACCCTGAAATTGATATTTGCCCGGAATGTTTAGACCATTGCGATTGGGAAGAAGAAGACGAAGACGAAGAAGACGCTGACAATCAAATTGAACAGTATAAAATAAACAATTTATAAACTTACGCCGCCTGAAGAATTTTTAATATTAAAAAATAACAAAGATAGTAATTTGGTGAACTTTGGGCGGCTTTTTAAAACTAACTGTATGTCAAAAAATCAATATTTAATGGGTCAGGAATATTTGCTTCGCCTTGAAAACGAATGCTTAATTGAAAAGATTGCAAAGATTGAAAAGGAATTGGGATTAAAAGAAAAGGAAATTAAAGATTTAAGAATTCAATTAAAAATGATTAATTTAGCAATGGCAGACGTTTCTTAAAACTTATAATATGATTAAAAACTTTGAAGATATAACCTGCGAATTGACGCCTGACGAAAAGCGTTTAGTTCCTGTAATTATCAGGGGTTTAAACCTGAAAAGCAAAGCCAACCCAATTAAAGGCGCGGAAATAGTCGCAGCAATTAACGGGCAAAAAGAAAGGTACGGAATTAAACAATTTTCTGAACCGCGTTTACGTAAAATCGTTAACTTTATAAGGTCAGAAGGAATATTGCCTGTTATTGGGACGTCAAATGGTTATTATATATCATACGACGCTGACGAACTAAACGGGCAAATTGAAAGCTTAACGCAACGCGCTGACGCAATTATGTCAAGTGCAAACGGATTAAAAAAATGGATTACTATTTAGAAAACGGATTTAAGGTATTTACAGAAGAATATCATTTAAAAAGGGGGTATTGCTGCAAAAATGGTTGTCGGCATTGTCCTTATCAGAAAAAAGACTTAACTTTGAATTATGAAATGGAACGAACTGACCCTTTGGCAATACCAACAATTGATGCCAATAATAACAAACCCGAATAAGGATTGGACAGAATTGGACAAGGAAGTTAAATTATTGTGCATTGTCACAGGTTTAACAGAATATCAAATTGACAGTTTAGGCATTGAAGACTTAAAAGAACTGCGCAAAGATTTGGCTTTTTTAGACGAACCAATTGAAGGGAAGCCGGTTGACTATATTACAACCAATGGCAAAAGATACCGTATAAACTACGACATTAAAAATATGCCTTCAGCGCGTTATATTGAAAGCAAGGTATTTAGTACAGACACGTTGGGTAATTTGCACAAAATAGCTGCGTCAATGGTTATCCCGCAGAAAAAAAATTGGTACGGCAAATGGATTGACGACAAGTACGACGCAAGTAAACACGAAGAATATTCTTCGGATATGCAGGAAGCGAATTTTATACACGTTTATCATTCGTTGGTTTTTTTTTATCAAGTTTACAGAAATTGGATAGAAGTTACGCGGGATTATATGAAAGCGGAAATGACGACGTCGGGAATGACGAGCCAACAAGCGGATTCGGTTCTGTCGCTTTTATGCGAATCTACGGGTGGCATTATACCGCCAAACTTGTTGCCGAACACGAAAATATCAGAACTTCGGAAGCTTTTGAAATGAAAACCATTGAGTTTTTGAATACAATGGCATACCTGAAGTCAAAAAATGCTTACGACCGGGAACAGGCGAAGCGGATTAAATAAGGCAGTTGTGTTTTTTATTGAAATAAGCGAAATTACCCTGTGTTTTTACACGGGGTTTTTTCTGTGGTATTTAGAACCGATTTATCTATTTAAGGTTATGAGTGAAGCCAAAGCACAGGCAAAAGCATTAAGGGAAGGTTTTTTAAAAACAATCGGTGAACAATACAACGTTATTGACCCGACTGAATTCCCTATTGCCGAACAGATGCTTATTTTCTACGGTAAACAATTTAACGACGAAGTACAAAAGAACCTGACCAAAAGCGGTTCAATTGCTTCAGGCAAAATTGGCGATTTGGTTGTACCAAAGGTCACAAAGTTTGGCAATGATTACGAAATGTGGTTGGGTTATGACAAAGACAACCCGGCTGCGGTTTATTATGATTTTGTAAATAAGGGGGTTCGTGGCGCGGGTGGCAAAAATGCAAAGCCTAAAAAAGTTGCTTCAGATTCACCATATAAATACAAAACTGCGTACCCAAATAAAAAAATGGCAACGTCAATTTTGCAATGGTACAGATTAGGCAAGGCAAAGAGTATAAACGAAACACAGACAAAGAAGTTAAGCAAGACACAAAGAAAAAGCAAAAAGCTTAAACAAGCGGTCAATAAAACGGCTTCATTAAAAACTTTAGCATACGCAACCGCTTCAGCAATAAAAAGGGACGGTTTACGTACAACTTCATATTTTGATAACGCAGTTAAAACAGTATTTAATAAGGAATTTTTTACGACAATGGCAGAAGCTTTTGGTGGCGACGTTGCTTTACAAATTAGACAAATTGGAAATAAAATAGAATCAAACAATGGCAATAACAATAAATAGTCAACCGGCTACGTTCCCAAGTATGCACGACGACCTTTGGTTTGTAGCGTCTTCAACAAATGTTGGGGTTACAAACTTTAAATTTGTGTATGATATTTACATAAATGGCGCACAGGTTAGCCGAAACAAAGTATTCCCTTCACCTTCAGCCGACGGAAGTTATGGGGTATTTAATGCGTCACCAATTGTACGTGCATACGTGACCAATTATTTTGAACCTTCAGGTACGACGGTTTTAATGGCTTCAAATGACAAAATAAAGGTGGATTATCAGGTTCGTATCGGTGAAGAAGTAAGCGGTGCGGTTATTGCTAATTTGGCTTCAGGTTCTTATTCAGCATACAATTATTACGCACCATTGTTCGGTGACATATTCACAGAAAACGGCGACATTCCTTTGGTATTGTCAAATTACTATGATAATTTATTAATTGAGAATTACACGGACGATTGGTTGTCAGACAGGGATAATTCAGATATTCCAATTGAATACGGCGACCAATTTTTTATTACATTTTTAAAGATTACAGGCGGCGCATATAAACTTTGGGTTCAACCTGCAAACGAAGACGGAACTTTTGGAACTGCGGTTAGTGGAAATATTACAATGGCAGGACAATTTAACCTGTTCAATTTTCAGGCTGCGGCAATTAATTCGTTTATTGGTTCTGAAGTTATAACACAAAATACTTACGGGTACAACGTTTATATTACTTTAGGCGCTGCGGTGACAAGGGTTTTAAAATTCAGACAAGTTTGCAACCCTAAATACAGACAATACAACCTTCATTTTCTTAATAGGTTGGGCGGATATGATACAATGGCGTTCAGATTGGTAAACAAAAGACGAAGCGAATTCAACCGTTCTTCATACAGACGCAATCCTTATAAATTGTCAGGCGGTCAAATGAAAAATATTGATGCGTACAACAAATACAATGAAACAACGTATAATTTCGCGATTGAACATACGGATTACTATATGTTGACAAGCGATTGGGTGAACGATATGGATTACGCGTGGTTGGCGCAATTAATAGCGTCACCGATTGTTTATATGGAAGTGCAAGGCGCATTTTTCCCGGTTACAATAAGAAACAACAATTATCAATATAAATATACAATTGCTGACGGCTTATTTAATTTTGATATTGAAGTTGAAGTTGGTAAATATTTAAACAGTCAATACAGATAATGATTAGAACCGAAATTTATATTGAAGACCAATTAATTGATTTGTTGAAGGACATTGGAACAGATTTCACGTACACAATTGACGACGTGCGCGACTTTGGAAGCCGTAATACTTCGTTCAGTCGTACAATATCAATACCGGCAACCGCAACTAATAATAAAATATTGGGGTTTGCTTTTGATTTAGGTACTTCAACAGAATATAATGCGGATTTACCAAATGTAAACGCAAACTTTACACCTGCACAGGCTGCAAAATGCGAAGTATTTATTGATAAAATACAGATTTTTAAGGGTGTAATTAGAATCCTTGAAATTGTTATGAATAAAGGTATTATTGAATACCAATGTGCGGTGTTTGGTGAATTAGGTGGATTTATTACAGAATTGGGAAATAGGCGTTTAGAAGATTTGGATTTTAGCGAATACAACCACACGTGGAATGTTACAAGTATAACAAACAGTTGGAACACAATTAACGGTTCAGGCTATTATTATCCTTTAATTGATTACGGTAATGTTTCAAGCAATAAAGACGATTTTTCAGTAAGCGCATTTAGACCGGCATTATATGCGAATGAATATATTGAAAAGATATTTGAAGGCACAACATATACTTTGAATTGCGACTTTTTTGAAACAGATTTATTTAAAACCCTAATAATTCCAAACAATAGTCAAACAATTCAGGGTACAAATGACAGGTTTATTTTAGGCACAATTAGTGCAACAAAAACAATATTAAATTCAAACATACCAACTGCACGAAACATTGATTTACCTTTTGATAATACGACTTTACTTAACTTTACAGAAAATGGAAGTAAAAGCGTATTTACTTATACTGACAGTACAAAGACTGTTAGGGCGTTAGCTTCAATAACAGGTTTGTATCAAACTGACGCCGCTTCTTCAATTACTGCGACTTTATATGTTGCGGGTGTTGCGGTTCAAACTTTAGTTGTAAATACATTTTCGGCAAATAATCCTTTTACTTTCAATTTTGATTGGACAGGTAATATTGCAAATACAAATACTGTTTACATAAATATAAGCGTTCCCGGAACGGCAAACACATATATTGTCAGCATTTCAAATGCGAATTTTACATTTACTCAATTGGCTGCGCAATTGGCTTCAGTTGCTTACAATGGTACTGTTTCAATGAATGCTAATTTACCAAAAGGTATTTTCCAAAAGGATTTTTTCCTTTCAATATGCAAAATGTTTAATTTGTACGTTTATCAGGATAATATTAACGACAAACAGATTAATATTGCGCCATATATTGATTTTTATTCTGACGCAGTAACGAACAGTTTGGATTGGTCACAAAAAATTGACACAGGTTCAACAATGTCAATTAAACCAATGTCACAGTTGAACGCGCGTTATTATGATTACAAATATTCAGAAGATTCGGATTATTACAATGAAAACTATAAAAAGAAATATGGTCAAACTTATGGTGACTTTATTTATGATTCACAATTTGATTTTGTAAAGGACACGGCTTCAACACAGGTTATTTTTGCGCCAACTATTTTAACGCAACCAACTTCACACGGACACGCTGACAAATATTTTTCTGTTATTTATAAATTATCAAATTATAACACACAGGAAGACCCAATGGATTCTGTAATTAGAATCTTATTTGCTAAAAAATTAAATATTGCGCACACGTGGCATATTAAAAGTGGTGAAAATGGCGGCGGGTCAAATTTAGCTAATTTAACAACATACGGTTACGCAGGACACTTAAACGACCCAACAAACCCAACATTTGATTTGAATTTTGGCGCACCAAAGGAATTGCAATTTCCTGCGACAACTTACCCAACAAACAACCTATTTAATACGTACAATTTACCGTACATTTTGGAAATTACAGATATTGAATCAAAATTGTTGGCTTGTCGTGTTTATTTAACTGCGGTTGACATATATAATTTAGATTTCAGCAAATACATTTGGATTAATGGCGTATTATTTAGATTAAATAAAATTGAATCTTACGACCCAACGGCATACAGGACGACCCTTGTAAATTTATTAAAAGTAATAAACACTAATTAATGGTAGAAGAAACTATTGGTATAAACGTCACCACCAACGCCGCACAGGCAGCGCAGGATGTTCAATTATTAGACAAAGCTTTTGACGAAACAGACAAATCGGTTAAAAGTTTAAGAACGCAATTAAGGGAAGCACAGGCGCAAGTTGGTTTAATGGCTGACAAGTTTGGTGCGACTTCTAAAGAAGCGGTTAATGCTGCAAAACGTGCGGCTGAATTAAAAGACCGTATTGGTGACGCAAAGGCATTAACAGACGCATTTAATCCTGACGCTAAATTTAAGGCGGTCGCTTCTTCATTGGCAGGTGTTGCCGGTGGATTTAGTGCGCTTCAGGGTGCAATGGCTTTGTTTGGTAATGAGAATAAAGACGTTGAAAAGGCATTATTAAAGGTAAATGCAGCAATGGCATTATCGCAAGGTTTACAGGCGGTTGGTGAAAGTGTGGATTCGTTCAAACAATTGGGCGCGGTTATTAGAAGTACAACCGTATTTCAGGAAGCAAACAATGCAGCAACTAAAACGGCGGCGGCGGTGCAAAAAGCTTTTGGCATTTCTGTTGACAGTACTTCAAAAGGATTTAATGTTTTAAAAGGTGCAATTGTGGCAACCGGTATTGGTGCGTTGGTTGTTGCTTTAGGTTTAGTAATAAATAACTTTGACAAAATTTCAAATTGGATTAAAAACAGTCCTTTGGGAAGTTTGGCAAAAGGTGTTGGGGATTTAGTAACCCAATTTACAGACTTTATTGGGGTTACAAGTGAAGCGGAACGTAATTTAAACAAATTATCAGTTGCGAATGCAAGGGCAAATGAAGATATTGAAAACCGTATTAAAGTATTAAAGGCGCAAGGCGGTTCAGAAAAGGAAATTTACGATTTAGGAAAACAAAGGGTTGAAAACGAACTTTCAACTTTACGTGAAAGCTTAAAAACTAAAGGTAGTTTAACAGAAGAAGAAGCAAAACAATTCAGAAGTTTAAAGACTGAACAATTGGTTTTGACGGCTGACTATAATAAAAAGGTTGCCGACGACAATAAAAAAGCGTCTGAAGATGCTAAAAAGAAACGTGAAGAAGATAATAAACAAGCTATTGCAGACAAAAAGACGGCTGACAAAATGCTTATTGACCTTCAGAATGAAAAGGCATTAGCTGAAATAACTTCAGAAGAAGACAAGGCAAAGAAACAGGCTGAAATAAATATGAAAGCGCGTGTTGCTGAAATTGACGCTTTAAAGGTTGACACAAAAACAAAAAACGAATTAAAGAAGGCAACAGAAGAAGCTTATCAATTAGAAGTTAAGGCAATTGACGACCAAATAAAAGCTGACCGCGCTGAAAAGGATAAAAAGTTTGAAGAAGATTTACAAGCAACATTATCAGAAGCGCGTGTTGCTAAATTAAAAGAAGGCAAAGAAAAGGAAATTGCTGCATTGGACGAAGCTTTAGTTGCTGAAACTAAAAAGGTACTTGACAACGCGGATTATACAGAAGAACAAAAGGGTTTAATGGTTGCCGCTTTACGTGAAAAATATGGCGCTGAAGTTGCTGAAATTGACGCAAAATATGTAAAAGAAGCTGACGACAAAGAACAGGAACGTTTAGATTCTATTATTAATAATGAAAACCTTTCATACGAAGCAAGGAAAAAAGGTGTTGACGAAGCTTTGGCATTAAATAAAAAACTTTTTGCAGAAGGTAAAATTGATAGTATTGCATACACCAAAACCGAAAAGGAATTGGCTGACGCAAGGGTTGAAATTGGTAAAAAAGAAGCGGCTGCACGTGCAGAAAACGCACAAAAGATTAGTGCAACATTAAAGAACGCTGCAAAGGCGATTGGTGAACATACAGTTGCCGGTAAAGCGGCTGCAATTGCTGCGGTGACAATTGATACTTATATGTCAGCAACGTCCGCATTTAAGTCTTTAGCGGGTATTCCAATAGTCGGTCCGGTTTTGGGTGCGGTTGCTGCGGCGGCTGCGATTGTTGCAGGTTTAAAGAATGTAAAAGCGATTTTAGCGGTTAAAACGCCTGAAATTCCGGGCGGTTCTTCTGAACCCGGATTTGTTGACATTCCTTCGCCGGGTGTACCTGCAACGGGTGGCGGCGGGTCAATGCCGTCTTTAGGTGGTGGCGGAACACCGTCTTTAGGTGGTGGCGGTGGTGGTGACACAGGCGGTGGCGGTGGTGGTGGTACAATTCGTGCATACGTTGTTGAAAGCGATATTTCAGACGCACAAACCCGTGAAGCTGAAATACAAAACAGGGCGCGTTTTGAATAAACGATAAATATTAAAAAATAAACTATTTAGTGTTATGAATACAGATTTACCAATTTTTATGTTGGATATTACAGAAGACATAAACGACGACGCACAGGTTGATTTTATTGCATTGGTTGACCGACCTGCAATCCAAAAGAATTGGAACGCATTTAATAAAAGCCAAAAATTTGAAATTGCAAATGAAGACCGTCGTATTATTAGTGGTGCTATTATGTTGGCTGACAGTCCTATTTTTCGCAGCGATAGTACATACGGCGATTATTATGTTGCTTTTAGCAAAGATACTATTCTTAAAATTGTTCAGAAGTTTTTTAAGAAGGGTTTTCAAAGTAACGTTAATTTAATGCACGATTCAAACGCACAATTTGAAGGCGTTACATTATTTGAAAGTTTTATTTCAGACCCTTCGCGTGGCATAATGCCAATGAAAGGATTTGAAGACGCACCGGTTGGAAGTTGGTTCGGGTCAATGATTGTTGACAACGAAGAAGCGTGGCAAAAGGTTAAAAATGGCGAAATTGCCGGGTTCAGCGTCGAAGGATTATTTAACTACAAACCACGTGAAGTAAATAAAGTTGCTTCAATGGTTGAGGAAATCCAAAAAATATTGTCACAGGTTAAGTGATAAACATTTTATTTTTTAACTATATAATAAAAAAAGTATGAACGCACAGGAAGCGATTTTAAAAATTAAGGCA